GGATTCACCATATACAGGTCTTGCACAGATATTTTTACCTAAAGCTCCTATAAGCTCAGTTGCTTCAATTGCTTACTTTGATAGTGATAATTCATCACAAATTTGGTCATCATCAAATTATAATGTCATAAATCCTGAAAATCAAAAAGGATTCATTGAAGTGGTAGATGGTCAAGACTTTCCCTCTATATACTCTAGAGCTGATGCAGTAAATATTGCATTTGTTAGTGGATATGGAGCTGCATCAAGTGATGTGCCTGATCCAATTAAGCAGGCGGTGTTACTTATTATTGGTAATTTATATGAAAAGAGGGAGGATATGGTTCATAGGATGCCTACTACATCAGAATATTTATTAGAACCTTATAGAATTTGGGAGTATTAAATGGAAAAGGAATTATTAAAAGCAGGGAAGTTAGATACTTATATTACCATATATGAGCTAACTAGAACACAGGATTCTTATGGTGGTTATTCTAAAGCTAGAAGTATTTTAAAAAGTGTGTGGTCAATGGTAATGCCTTACAAAGGAAAAGAAAAAGTAGAAGATGATACAATTGTTTCTACCAATAAAGTATCATTCTTAGTTAGATGGGATAGTGATTTGAATTTAGATTCATCTACTGTTTCACCTGAACAAAAATATCAAGTTCAATATTTGAGCAAATATTATGAAATTGATAGTGTAGAATATAATGGGAGGGGAATGGGAATTTTAATAAATTGTTCATTCAAAGATGATGGAAGATTGGCTTAAATTTTAAAAAATATCTTAAATTATTTGGAATATTAAAAATAAACACAGGTATTAAAAACAAACGATTTAAGGCATTTTAACCCTACTTTGATATAATCACATTAGGGTAAGCGAGAAAGTTAATTAGATGAAATTTCCCTCAAGAAAAAAAAGTTGAAAAAATAGGGGTTTAGAAAAAAGTAAAAATGGCGCAAATAAAAAGTCACATAAAACTTGTAGGTATGGATGAAGTAATCCGAAGGCTTAAAAGGTGTGATATTGATGCGAAAAAAAATAGATTACTAAGAAGGGTTTTAAGTTTTGGGGCTTTTCCTATTTGGAAACAAATGAAAACAACCGCTCCTATAAGAACAGGAAATTTGCAAAAATCTATTTCTAGGATTTCTAGTAGAAAAAATGCTTTAGTGGTGGTTGGAGCAAGAGCAGGGAGAAGGGCAAAATATGATGGATATTATGTGAACTGGGTTGTTGAAGGACATAAAACAAGGGGAGGCGGTCAAACTAGAGCAAATGATTTTATTTCTCCTGCTCTGGAAAATAACAAAGAAATAGCCCTTCGAAGAATAGAAGACAAATTAATACAATTAGTTATAGAAAAAAATTGGCGGTGAGTATATCAAAAGCAATATATAAAATATTATCATCTGAAACTGATTTGACTGATTTAGTTTCTACAAGGATTTTTCCTTCTGTAATACCACAGAATGAAACTTATCCATCTTTGATGTATGAATTAAAAGATATTGAACCAATTGAAATAAAAGCAAGGCGACATCCAAAAGCGGAAGCAAGGATAGTGATTGGTGTTCATGCTACCACTTATGCAGATGTGCAAAATATTGCTGATATTGTAATTTCAACTTTTGAAAGATATAAGGATGAAACCAATTATGCTTTGCCCTTAACAGGTATATCAGGAGTTCCTCCAACAGCTGGATGTTCTATTGTGGAGGGTTATTGGATTCAACAGGTTTTTTATGATACGAGCTTTGATATTTTTAATGACCATCTAAGAGTTTATGAAAAGTATTTGGAGTTCGACCTTAGATATATAGTGAACCCTGCAAGTATGGGGGCTTATGCGTGGTATGGAGGCACAATAGCAGGTTTATTAAGTAAAAATGCAACTGTAAGACAAATACCTACTACGAATGGTGATAATATATCGTTATGTTATAGTGGTGGAGGTGATTCTGCTTTAAATTTAACACAGGGAGATGAAGTATCTGTAAGTGCGAAGCCAAAATATAGAGAAGATGGTTCAATGAGATTTGACCAAGAATCAACAACTGACCCTCCTGCACAATTAGAACTTGCTGCTACGGATGGTGTGAATTTTACAAGTGGTTGCACAATATTTATGGTATTACAAAAGAAAGTATCAACAGGAGATTCAGGTATAACAGTTATGCACGCAGGAGCAATTTCAGGTGGTGATGCAGGCGCTATGGTTAGAATGACAAAAGTTGGTTCTACTAATTCTGTTATTCTTCAAATTGGTGGTCTATTTGCTTTAACAGTAGCAGGAACATCTGTTCCTAATTTTGAGGATAAAACTTATTTTGCTTTTTCTTGGGGTGCATCAGATGATTCATCAGGTCAATACCAAATATATGATCCAAATGGTGATATTTTATATCAAGAGAAATCTAGATACTCTAATTTTTCTGCAAGTGTATCAGGGGCAACATTTAGATTTAAAAGATTAGGCATTAATTCACCACATGATGGAGAATTTGATTTATATGATTGTGTAATGCTTGATAAGAAAATAACCTTTGGGGGTGGACAATATAATAGAATTAAAGACTATTTATTAAATAAACATAATTTAGATTAAGATGAAAAAATATACAGTAACATTTATTAAAGATAGAGAAATGGATGGAAGAAAAGAAGGTGATAAATATGGACCTATTAATAAGACAGGTTATATGAATTTACTTAATGGGGGTTGGATAGAAGATGAACATAATTTAGTAAAACCGAAAAAACAAAAAATCAAAAAAGAAAAAGAAGAAGAAGATAATAATTAATTAATTAAAATAGAATTTTAAAATATGGCGACAACAGGAATTTTTAATGGAACGGACTTGGTCCTTTCAGTAGATACATCAGGAGGCGGTTCTCCTACTTTGTTAGGAGCTTCAACATCTTGCACAGTTAGTTACAGCTTAGATACATTTGAAACTACTAATAAAGATTCATCACACACTAAAGCATATTTGCCTGCGGCACATGGGTTCACAATGGATTGTGAGGCTTTTTACACCACAGATGAAACAAATGCAGCGGATAATTTAATGTCAGCTCTACAATCGAGAACACAAATTGATGTGGAGTTTAACCAAGCGAGTGATGAAGCAGGTGATTATAAATATACAGGAAAAGCATATATTACATCATGCACATTAAATGCTCCAAATGAAGATGCTGCTACATACAGTATTTCTTTACAAGGAACAGGAGCATTGACTATTGCTACAAACTAATAGCAATTTAAACACTATTGTTTTTAGCTTTTTTATATATTATATTTAAAAAAATTAATATAAAACTATGAAAGAACTAAAAAAAATAGCAATAGGTGGTAATATGCGACCTGTTCATTATGGCTTTGCAACTCTATCAGATTGGTGTGATGCTTGTGGTTTAACAATGGCGGATTTAGCTAAACTTGGTGATAATATGCCTATCTCAACTGCAATTAATATGGTTTATTGTGGACTGAAACATGGAGCAAGAAAATCAAAATTAGAATTTAATATCACATTTGATGATGTTGCCGATTGGTTAGATACCGACCAACAAGCGTTGACAGATGCTATGCAAATATTTAGTGATTCAATGTCACAAGTGAGTAAAAAAAACTCTAACATAAAAAAGGTAAAGGGGGGAAAGTAACCCCCCCAACCTTTGAAAACTGTTTAAAAATAGGGTTAGGGCAATTAGGATTAACTGAGGATGAATTTTGGGATATGACACCCAAAACATTCAGTTTAAAAAGTGAAGGATTTTTTGAATTACTAGAAAGGAAAGAGCAATTTGAATGGGAACGTGTTAGATTCCAAACTGTTGCATTAATCAATAGTGAAAGAAAAAGACACCAACAAATACGACCTCAACAATTGGTTAAGTTTGATTGGGAGAGAGCTGAGAGTAAAAAAAGCGAGAAAAGTAAAATTGATTATATAATTCATAAAGCAAGAAAATAAATGCCTCTATCAAAAAATATTAGTGTTTTTCTGACCTTAAACACTAAACAATTTCAATCACAAATAACCAAGACAACTGCAAGTATGAAGGCTTTTGGCGCTTCAATGCAGTCTATTGGATCATCTATTACACGAAACTTCTCTGTTCCTTTTGCTTTATTAGGGGGTTATGCAGCTAAAACAGCTTTAGATTTTGATAAATCAATGACTAAGATTAGGACATTGGTTGGTATATCCGCTTCTGAAGTTTCAAGGTTTTCTGAAGAAGTTAGAAATTTAGCTACTGAAACAGGAGTAAGTGCAAATGAATTAGCTGAAGCCTTATTTGATATAACTTCAGCAGGTTTAAGGGGTGATGATGCTTTAGCTGCGCTTGAAATGTCAGCAAAATCAACTGCAATAGGATTAGGAGAAACTAAATCTGTCGCAAGTGCATTATCAGGTGTTTTAAATGCTTATGCTGATACTAATCTAACAGCTGCCCAAGCATCAGATATTTTATTAAAAACAGTTAGAGAGGGTAAATTGGAGGCGGAAACACTTGCTCCTGTTTTAGGTCGAGTTACACCTTTAGCCGCTACATTAGGTATTACTTTTGAAGAAGTAGGTGCATCTATTGCAACATTTACAAAATTAGGGGTTAGCCC